AAATCTTTTCTATTGGCAGCTTCGCCACCAAATTCTTGAATCCAATATGCCATATCTTTTGTCCTCACTTTCTTTCGTATCTTTAGAAGTCCACTGACTTCTTTAAAGAAAGTCAGCTATATTATCTTTTATAAACAAAGCAGATTTGTATAAACGGCATCATACTTTTCTGCATCAAATGTCAACTTTTTACCGTCATTGATAAAGCAGAACTTTCCATCATCTTGCTGCGTGAGTTCTGTAAACCCTTCGTAGCGGAGCTTGTCTGCTGTCTCACGGTTTGTTGTGACCAAAAATTTAAATTCATTTTTTCTATAATCCATATTTTTCTCCATTTAATCCTATTATTAATAAAGAGAAGACTAGGAAGCCTTCTCTTGAGAGTTTGTTATTATTTTTGATTTGTCCGGTTGAGTTGGATCGTCTGCGTAGAACCATTTGTAGCCGTAAGCCATTGAAATAATTCCTTTACAACATTTACCGATACAACCTTTCCTTTTCCCCGTCAAACGTTCTGTTATATCGGCTATGCTATCATGCGTTGCAATAAATTCATCAGATAAAGTATATTGATTTACAAATGTTTTTGTTGCACGAATCTCATCTTTTGTAAGCACAAGGTCTTCTGGATTGTGATATTTTGCAATATAACCTTTTACAGTATATTTATTATCCCTACAACTTTTTGTAACACTAGAAGATGCTATATTCAAAAACTTACCACATTCACTTGCAGATTCAAAATACTTTACGAAAACCATATCTTTAGTATATAAATCAACTGGTTTCTTCTTCTTTTCAACTTTCTTATAGTTAAAAATTGGTTTACTAGACCACCAATATCCACCACCAGTTCTATAAGGATTATCGATTATATCACATACAAAATCTATACCTACTGTATCTACAATCTGTTTCATATTATAATATTTTCTAATTAATTTTCCATCCAATGAAAACTGATACACTTCTCTATAATTACTTGAGATAACGTTAAATTCATTAAAAGGACGTCCTTCTCGTCTAAAAACAAGTTCACAATTATAATTCTCTTGTAAACCAAGACAGATACTTTTTACTGTATCTTTATGAATTCCATAATATATTCCTGCTTCTTCTCTGGAATCAAAATGATTTATTAATTCACCTTCCATATTATAAACGTCAACAGGAATAATTAAATAATTTCCAGTTTGTCCACCCTTGTCTACATTATAACCATATTCGGATGCAAGAGATTTTTCTATAATTATATACTGTCTTTCTAATTCATTCAAAGAATTAATTAACTGCTCCTTATTCGGTTTAGATATATATTCTAATTGTTGAACAGAAAAATTCTTTTTTCCATATTTCTTTATAGCTTGATCTACGATTGTTAAGTATTGATTTTTAGAAGCATTAACATGTTGATTCCATCTTGTTTTTATGGTTTGCGTTGTTTGTCCAACATATTTTTTATTATTAATCAAATTGGTTATAAGATATATATAACCCTCATATTCATTTGTTTCTTTATTATAACTCATCTGTAATTTCCCCCCATTAAAAAAGAGAGTGGTAATTAACCACTCTCTGATTTCAACAGAGTAACTATTTTCTGTTAGCAACACATATCAAACTATGTGCCGGTTATATTTGATTATCCTTTAGCCTTATCACGCTTTTCTTCGGATTCTTCTCCACTTGTCGTTTGTGTATCATCCTTTGGTCTACCATCTTCTCCAGTAGGGTCGTCTGTACTAGTAGTAGTGAAAGAGCTTGAAAGAGGATATTTCATGATGTCATGAAGTCCAAGAACCTCCTCTTCAAAATACGCCATAGCAAGCGTCTGTTTCTCCGATATTCCGTTAAGGGTGTTATATGCAATTTTATTGTTATAGCCGTACTGACAAGACTCTAATAAATCCTTCTTTAAAGCGTCTTTTGTGTAAACACTAACAGGGAAGAATTCAACTCTACTTGGATTCCCAAGTTGTAGTGATAAAAATCTATTTACCCATCCTTGTGTTTGTCCAAGAAGAGAAGAGATTGCATATTCTGTATTTACAATCTGTGCATATCTAAAAGCTTCTGCTCCAGAAATTGTTTTACCATTTAAGATTTCAGCTCCACCAGCAGTATTTAATACTGTTTCAGTAGCATTCGCAATCTTACTTGTATCATTTACTTTCTGTGTATCTGCAAATGAAATAGTGTCTAGTTTGCCAGGCACCATTGCCGCAGATATGTAATCTGGCAAAGCTTCATTAATTAAGCGATTAAAGTATTCTATAGAAACGGCTGGATCTACACGAAAATCATCTACATCTTTCCCCATTGTCTCAAGCTCGTACCATACAAGTTTGTAAATGTCTTGAACATCGGCTACGGCTTGAATACTCTCTAAATCGCTAAGATTTACAAGTGCTTCGAAAATTGCCAAGAATGGTGGAAGAATAGTATCTAAATCTTCGACCCTATACTTATAGCACATACAATTGATGTCTGGAACTAAAATCCATTTATTCCCCGTCTTAATGTACTCATCATACATTTTTTGTAACGGATCAGGTATGTATTCCAAAAGCTCTTGCCTATTTCTAAAGTACGACATATCTATAGCATAACTGAGATCACCCGTACTATATTTACCGGCTATTTTTGCATAATCAGGTGGAACAGACCAAATGAAAACTCCAGTGTCATCATAGATTACAAGTCCATAAAAGACATCTTGAATAAAACAGTTCATATATGCTATACGCATTTCATGTTGCAAATTTAATTTTTCAAGTATATCTAATGTATCACTATAAGATTTTAGCATTTTAGTGGGATCACCGCCCTTAACTAGGTCATATGGTGGAATAACCTTTCTTGCATTTAAACAAAACATATCACTATTAAACGCTATTAATCTTGAATAAATCTGTGAACGATAATATAAGTACCAAGATAAATTTCTAAGATTTTTCTCATTTGAGCCAAGATTAGCAATGTAGCTACGTAAGGTTTCTCGGTTAAATGTACTTATACTTTTTGTTGCAGACTTAGTAATATCCTTTAATGGCATCGCTGCACTTTCTGCCATAGCAAAATTTTTTATTGTATTCTTATTCTTCTCATAAAATTCTCTTACTTCAGCCGCAGTAGGCTGTTTCTTATTTGTGGAAGGTGCAGTAGTAGTCACCTCTGTTTTCTTCATTCTTTGTGCCACGTTAGCACCTCCTTATTTTTTATATTAAATGACCCACCGTGGTACGCATTGTTAAGAGGCGTGGTGGGTTCTGTTCAAATTATTTATTCAAATGATGATAATCGTCTCGCTGGACGTATTGTTAGTTGGGAGACGAGATTGGTTGTCTGTTGTCTCTTTGGCTTAAGTTTCTTACTTAACTCTTGAACAACATACCATCCGTACTGAAGACTACTATATCTATCTTTACGCATACCAGCACGTTCCTTAACCTTAATCATTCCATTTGAAGTATCATGACTTAAATTGATTAATTCATCAATTAAAAAAGTCGTCTGGATGTATGGCAATTTTAACTTTGCCTTTTGCACATCAGACAACTTAGAATATCCCCTAATCTTTGATAATTTTTCTTCAATGTTATTATCAGAAGCAAGAAGATTAATATATCCATTTTGAAATCCTGCTCTCAAAGCAATACACATATCATTATTAGAACGAGCACTTGCCTTAATTGCATATATAACTTTTGGAGCACCCTTTACCTTACATCTTTCAGATAACTCTGGTGCATCAACACAATCCAACGCACCATAAGCTTGCCCATACACAGGGTCAAAACGGTCAGCCATAAGATAGTCAAGAATCGACTGTCCCACGCCATTAGCATCTATTGCTATATAATCACAATTATACTGATAGTAATATCTCATTACTAATAACCCAAGTTCTTCTGTAACCAATCCTTCTTGTGTGTCTATAAATACAATATTATCTATGTAATTATGAGAAGAAGTTGGAATACACGAGTGGATTAATAAGGCTGAAGCATCATTATCGTGACGTTTTGAAGCGAGCAGAGCTATATCCACAGACAATATTCTTAATTCACCCTTTTGTTTTTCTGGTATTCTTAAATTATTATCTCTATAATAATCTAAATGATGTAATCCATCTTCAAGCACTCGTCTTTCATTTAACGTCTTAAAATCAAAGAGAGCATCTTCGGTACTGCCATAAAACAATCCTTCTCGCTCCATCATAAACGAAATATCTGAGAAGGTCTGCTCACTCATTTCATTTTCTATCTGCTGACGCATTAATAAGCCTTCTTTAATGCTCAAGGTATATGGAAGGTCGCAGATGAAGTAATTAAGTTCTGGATTTAACATATTTGCAGTATATGCTTTAACCTTTTCAAACATTTCTGACGCACAGTACCAAGCAGAACTCATATACATTTCTTTATTCATTTCTTGCAAATGAGCATATTCTGGTTTAGATAAATAGCCTGGCTGTCTAGGAGATGAGTTCATAGGTTTTAAAACTGTATCTACAATCTTTTGTTCAACCATCCGGCTCTCATCAATGAGGAGGACGTTGGATCTTGCGCCTCTCGATGATTCCGCCGCAACAACTACACGCATCCAAGATCCACACTTGAAGTATATAGCACAGTCATTCTGTCCAACACTAACCTTACTTATTTCATTTCTTATTAATGCAGACTTTTGCATAAAATCATCAGTTATCTTAAGGATGATTTCTTTACCTTGCTTAAATGTATAACTAGCACAGACACATTTAGTGCCCGGATAACAGATGCATCTAAACAAAGCAAATAGGGCAACAAGATACGTCTTCGACATTCCTCTGGATGCAACGAAGTAAAAATTATCATAATGATTCATTGCCCATAGAAGTATTTTCTGAAATAACTTTAAATGCAAATCTGGTATAAAATCTTCAACCCATCTTTGAGGATTGCATCTGTAATACCCAGCTCTTTCATCAATTATTTTCATTATTCTATCGGTTTTATCTTGTTGGATTTGCTTATCTGTAAGTCCTTTTTTAGCCATGATTATTCACCATCACTTCCAAACAAGACGCTATAAATGTCATTAGAAGAACCTTCTTCTTGATATTCTGGTTTTGTAACTGCATATTGTTTTATGTATTCTTCACATTCTTCTGAATAAGCATTTTTTAATCCGATTGCTTTTGCAAGCCAGCCAGAAAAGAATACTCTTAAATATTTTCCAATATTATCACAATCTTGGAATTCTGGGGCAGGAGTAGAAATGGGTTTTTCCATCTCCCAGCGTTCAATCAATTGACCAAAAGTGAGAGAGTCAGTTGCAGCATTGCCCACATTCTGACGTGGCTGTAAATTTGCACCATTCATAAGGTCGTTAAGCGACTTAACTAATTT